GACTGCATCGAAAGCAGGTGACATTCTACCTCGCATAGCTCAAAGCAAAGATTTTTATCTTTGTAAGTTCTGTGAGTTTAGGGAGACTTGTTGGAAAGGTGAATAAAATTAGGGGTCAGCACCGTGTCAATGCTAACCCCTTGAAGTGGTAAATACGAGTATGAGGACAATATAATGTCATTGAGAGTAGTTGGCAATACAATATATGGTGGTAGTCAAAAAGATTTAGTTGCTGAGATTACGGAGAAAGTTCCGTCATATGTACAAATTGAAGCATTAAAGAACGCCTACCCAAACGGAAGAGTTGTTCGGAATGAGTTCTATCTTGGCTCATTGGCGGGTGAAGCGGGGCAATCTCTTAAAATAAACATTGATCCATCAAGTCCAAACTTCATGCGCGGCATGGATTTCAACAGTGGTGATGGGATCGGGGGTATATCCAAGATATTAATGGAGGCTTACGGGTGGAAAATCACGGATGTAGCCGAACATTTTGCTACATTCTTGGATCGACTCCAGGCAGAAGCGCCGATGAACCCAATTAACCCGAACAAGTTTGATGACAGCCAGGGAGAACAACCCGAACAAGTTAAGCAAAGACGGGTCATTGATAGTAATACACCGCACGATGGCGAATATTTCTACCTATCAACTGATGGAGAAGTCCTTGTAACAGTACGAAGATACATAGAAAGAGATGCTGCGGGTGAAATTGTTCGGGATACGGATGGCAACGCGAAGAAGGAGTTTCGCCAGTTTCCACGTTTACCTGAAACCAGACCGCTTTATAATCTCCCTGACATTGCTCAATCAGATCGCGTGATATGGGTTGAGGGTGAAAAGTGTGCGGATGAGTTAACGAAGCAAGGCTATACGGCTACTTGTACTATCGGTGGTGCAGGGATGTTATCTCGTAATACAAAAGACAAGTTTGATTTCTCTCCATTGCAAGGCAAAGAACTAATAATCTGGCCTGACAATGACGATGCAGGACGAAAACTATCCAGAATAGTCCAAGAGTTAGCACAGAATGCAGGTGCCAAATCAATCACTATGCTTGTGCCACCGAAGGGTAAGCCTAAAAAGTGGGATGCTGCTGACGCGATTGAAGAGGGTTTTGACATCTCAAGCTTTCTCAATGCGCCTGTGCATAAGGTAAAAAAGGCATTATCTCTCAAAAACCAGAACTTGCTTATTACTCAACAGTTTATTGGGGTAGCTCCAGAACAGAAGTTCCTGATTGGAGATACGATACCGCTTGGAGTGCCAGTGGTTTTTGCAGCCGCAGGGGATAGCGGTAAGGGTATGATGACGCTTGATCTAGCAATGAAGGTGGCATCAGGCGATGGTATGCAAAATTCTTTTGGTGGTTTGGTTGCCAATCACGGTACATCAATTGTTTTATCAGCGGAAGATGACAAGGACGAGATCCACAGGAGGATTAGTAGACTTGATCCCCTGAACAAACGTTCGGGTTATGCGCATGATTGTATCATTGTGCCGCTGCCAAATGAGGGCGGTGTGTTTCCAATTATGATGAAAGTAGACAATACATACGCAACTTCTCCAGAGTTTGAAAAGATCTACGAAGAAATGTTAGAGATAGAAGACCTAGCATTGATCGTTATTGATCCAATGGCATCATTTGTACACGCGGATGTAAACGCTGATCCCGCTGCTGGTGCGGCATTCATGGGTTTGTTGGCTCAAATATCTACAGAAACAGGCGCAACAGTCATGGTAAACCACCATATGGCGAAGGTAAGCGATAATGATTTCATTGATTCGCCAGAGAAGGCTCGTAATAAAATCAGAGGTACTTCTGCGATTGTGGACGGTGTAAGATGTGCGTTCTCTGTATGGCAAGTGGATGAGCCTACGGCTAAGTCACGTTGTAAGGACTTACAAGTGCCATACACAAGAAACGCTGTATTTGACGGTGCGGTGGTAAAAGCAAACGGCCCTGCAAATCGAGAGATAAGACACTTTATCCGTAATCCAGATACTGGTCTATTAGAAGATAAGAGTATAGAGATACGAAATTTTGCCATGTCTCAAACCGTCCGAGAAAGAATAGAATATGTCTTTAACTTTATTAGGGATCGTGAGTTATCAGGTATCCCTATAACCAAAGGTGGTGCGCATGATGGTATTTATGAAGCCATAAGAACAGCGCCAAATGATGATATCAATGCAGGCAACCTTAGAAATATAGGAGAAAGCACAATTAAAAAGGCAGTAACATTACTACAAAACGATGGGCGTATTGACCAATTTAAACGAAGCAGAAGTGGCCCTCGTAAGTGGCTTGGTGTTGTTGGAGGGCAGTTAAATCAAGAAGAAGATATACTTGACTAGTACGGGATGTTATGCTAACTTTAGCAATTATTCTAGAAAAAGGAGAAATAAATGATTACAGTATTTGAAGATAGACAACCAACGCTTGAAGAAGCGCAAAAGATTGTCGGGGGTTATGTGGAGATGGTACGTTCTCCATCAGAACCCGATTGGCAAATCTTGGTAAACGAAGAAGGGCTGCTCGATGACTTGCCGTTCAACAAAGAAGCCACAGAATTATGCGGGACAGGCATTGTCGGTCATGCAATTATTCTGAAAGGGGATGCTTTGTGGACGTAGAGATACAAGCAATAATAAAGCAGCTTAAAAGAAAAGCCCATGTTTTAATCCTCGATCAGGATAACGTGGGCTTTTTTAGTGGAAAACAACAAGGTGAAGAAATGTTCGCCTTATTAGAAATGTTGGAAAGAGCATTGGAAAAGAAAAATGCTTAGACATGTTGATTTATGTTCGGGTATCGGTGGTTTTGCACTAGGTTTTCAGTGGGCAGAGCTAAGTAAACCAGTATTGTTTTGTGATATAGAACCCTGGAGCCGAAAGATATTAAAAAAACATTGGCCTGATGTGCCAATTGCAGAAGATGTAAAGGAGTTAGCAAATGACCCAAATGGACTTATTCCAGAATGCGACATCCTCACAGCAGGATATCCCTGTCAGCCTTTCAGTGTTGCCGGGCAGCGCAGAGGCACAGAAGATGACAGACACATCTGGCCTTTCATTTTTACCATTATTAAAGCAAAGCGACCCTCTTTTTGCGTTTTCGAAAATGTTTTTGGGCATGTCTCTATGGGCCTCGACCAAGTGTTATCTGACTTGGAAGGGGAAAGCTACGCAACAAGGCCGTTCGTTGTTCCAGCTTGTGCCACGGACGCACCTCACCGAAGAGACAGACTCTGGATCATCTGTAGAAATGTGGGCGACACCAAACACAATGGATCATCTACCACAAAGGTCACAGGAAGCACTGGAGAAACAAGCGAACACAACACGCAAGGGCAGAGCAAGACCGAGCAATCTGAGGGAGCAAGTCAATCCAGAGACAGTGGAGGCTTGGGAGAAAGCACAAGAGCCGAACATGTGGGCAACTCCAAGAGCAAGCGACATGAAAGAAGGACGGACGCTGAACGAGAAGGGCCAGAGAATAAGCAAGAGCAGCGACTTGGTGTTCGGGGCAAACCTAGCGGATCAAGTGAAGATGTGGCCTACTCCCAGAGCATGCACAGAGATGTCAGCGGAGAACATACACAACAGAGCAAAGGACAAGTTTCCGAACTTGGAGAGCGAAGTAGCGAGATCAATGTGGCCTACACCGACAGCGAGAGATCACAAGGACAGTGGCGAGAACATGAACCTATATCGAGACAGGAGACAGGACACGCAGCTAGCTATAGTGACAAAGAGATTAGAGCCAGAAAAAACTGGCAGCCTGAACCCAGAGTGGGTCGAGTGGCTCATGGGGTATCCAATCGGGTGGACCGCCTTAGAGGATTAGGCAACGCAATCGTACCCCAGATTTCAATGCGTATCGGGCTAACGATAAAAGAAACAATGTAGGATATTCGTGGGACAAAGAAGTAAACCCGCCTCAATGTCCCCAATATATATTATAGATATTTGTTCGGGTTATCAACCAGGGGACAAAAAAAAGCGGGGAAAATCCCCGCTAATTCTTATCTTTTTCTTTCTTAATTTGTTCGGCTTTTTGCTCCCAAGGAGCCTTCGCTAGAGTAACATTTGTTTTTTTAAAGTTGGCTATCTTACGTCTGTAACCTAGCCATTCTTTTTGTTTCTCCGTCCATTTTTCATTAGTTCTATCTCTCATGGGCGTGGCATCGGTTTAGTTGGTTCGCTTGACGGAAACGGTGTGCGTTTACAATACATCATAATCTCTTTGCCGTAAGTGTCAGCAAGGACATCATAAAGATCATCCATCGCTCCATCACCCATAGCCTCGTAACAAGCTTTTTCACTTGGGAAGATAACAGAAGTTGATACGTCCTGATCTTCAACAACGTATTCAATCACAAGTAACGTGTAAAATAGTTTAAACATTTATTTATCCATTCCTAGTTTATCCATCCAGTTTTGCATGGTTTGGTAATTTGAAAAGCCAAGTAACTTAGCAGCCTCAACAAATGTTTTGGTCTTAGTCAAAGCCCTTTCAATGTAGTAACGCTTAACTCTGTCA